GTCAAGATGGCTTGCGTGTCGGCTTTGATATCGTCGATGGCTTTTTGCATCTTAGGATCAAATACCGTGATCGTGGCTATTGCGGGCTTGCTTGCGTTACTCATGCCGTGATGGCCTTTCGGGCTTTGGCTCTTCCACGAACCAAAAGCAGCTTGGCGGCCTTCCACGAGCAATTGAGGCTTTCAGCGATTTCTTGGCCGGTCATGTCGCTTTCATAGCAGAGACACAATGCCGCCCGCTCCCGATCGCTGCATTTGTGGAAATATTTATCAGGAATCGGATCGTTGCAACGTGTTTCGCCAATCAGGTCGTCAGGCAAGCCGGGGTTGAATCTTTTGTGCCTGTAGCGATCGCGTCGAAAATCGTTCCATACAAGCCTAGCCGATTGTCTGACGTTTCCGGTTGCGAGATAGTGCATGGCGGCGGATTGTCTTGCATCTTCCAAGTCCCAAATCGGCGAAAGCCTCAATCCGCAATGACGGCGAAGCAAAATGACACTGAGCGTTATTGCGTCATCGATCACGGGATGGATGCCTGAATATCAAGACCGGCCGCTTGCAGGAAGGCGGCAAACGATGGATTGTCGGGCGGTTGCGGCAGATTGTGCTGCACAAGCTGGCCGTCTTGCGTCCACAAGGCGGCAAACCATGATTGTGTACCTTTTTCAAATGCGGATGTCATCATGTCGCTGGCTACCCAGTCTTCGAGGCCTTGGGAAGCCCCCCACCACACGAGCCCCTGCCCGTTGGCCGCGTTCCATTCCGCACTTGGCGAACCCGGAATTGCGGTCAGACGGATCGAATGCTCGGTAACAAGCCCGCTTAGGTGCGTCATCGTGGCCGCGATAGCCCGCTTGGAATCAGGAACAGCCAAGTGAACTTGCAATCGAGCCACCTTACAGCCCCCATTTTGCCGATAGGTAGTCTTCGACCTGCGAGATTTCCGAAGCCGTCAACAGCCGGTTGTAGTGGATCATTTCCGCTTCGTAAATCGTTGCGGCAGATGCATCCCAGTTGTTTTGCCAAGTCATGTTTGTGGAATTGAACGCCGCGTTCGATGCCAGATTAAGCGTCACGAATGCCGCTTTGTCACGCCTTAAGGCAACTTGCTGGCCAGCGATGTCAAAGCTCGCGACATATAAGCTCATGTTGGCCGTGAACCAGTTCGTTCCAAAAACGGTATTTGCGGTGTCGTTGTATGATCCGTGAAGAAATAGGTGAAATTGATTTGTTCGCCAGATCACCGTGTCCAGAAACGCCGTATCCGCACGGTGCCATCCGCCGGGAAGCGTTCCGCTAACATTCTTGAAGACCCGAAACTGCGTGCCCGTGTTTCTGTTTGTGCCGAAAAAACCGCCTGACGCTACCGATCCGGTTACAAGCCGCGTCGCACCAGCCGCGTCGGTAACGATAAGATTCTTCCCGTTCTGCGTCTGCGTTCCCCATGCGGGCCTGAGTAATGCGTTCGCTTGCGCTGCGTGCCTTGCGTTGCCGCTCTTGTCGTTCCACTGGCTGACGTTGTTCGACACGTCCAGTGTGATTGACCCGTTATCAGCGGCATCAAGCCACAAGGCAAGCCCGGCAAGATCTGTCGGCACAAATGCCGCAACGGCTTCGAGTGCCGACGAAGCATATTGAAGTTTTGATGTCCCGCGTCTCAAGTGTAAACTACCGTTGAGTTAGCCGAAGCGACGCCATAGAGCGTGCCTTGGTACACGTCCACATATACCGACGAATTGGCCGCAATCGAAGGCGAAGTCGTGTTCGATGGCGTCAGTGAATCGTTGGCCGTCATTTCGTAATATACAATTCCCGGCCCGTTATTCTGGACCCTGAGCGTCTTCAGCCCGTTCGGGCTGCTGAATATCGTCGTTTTCGCTGTCGTTACTGTCACGCCCGGCATCGCTTTCGCCCTCCGATTCTTGAGTTGGTTCCGCGTCATCTTCCAGTTCGGCAAGGCCTAGCATTGTCCTAGCCTCATTGATTGTAATGACGGCCGATTGCATCAATTTCGTTACCCGATCGGCCATCTTGTCCGAATCCGCTGCAAGTTCCTCGATTTGGCTTGTATCGAAGCGGACGGACAATAAAGGATCAGCATCGAAAACCATGTCGCCATATGCGAACCGATGCGCCCGGACGGCTTTTGTGAGCGACGCGGCAAGAGTTTCCAAAAATGGAATCACCGCATCACGCCAGCTTGCTTTATTGGCTTCGATCAGGTTGCTATAGGTCTTGCCGGTATCAGGTTGTTTAAGCGTCATCGGTGCCCACCCGAGGACACCGCAAACACGGGCAACCGCAAGTTCGGCCATTTCGGCAACTGACAGATCACGCGGGGAAAATCCCGGCGTGTCAATTTTCATTTCGCCTTTTGTGACGAACGGATCACCTACGGTTTTTCCGCTCATGGCCCTTTTCATATCGCTTTTGAACACCGCAATTTGTTCGCGGCCAAGCTGCTGGCCTGACGTTCCAAGCAAGCTGATGATAAATGATGGCACGCCCGATCGGCTTAATACGGTCGTTTCGTACATGCTTACCAGCTTGATTAAAGCCAGTTCAGGCTTAACCGCGTCTAAGGGTGTCCGGCCAAAAGCCCGGCCGTTGGTCGATACGCCTATCTTGGCATGGATCATCAATTCGGCCGGGACGGCATAAGCCCAAGTCCTGCCGTAATCGCTTCCTACGACCGGATATTCGAGAACTTCGCCGATCGCCTTGCCCATTTTAGGCCACTGAACCCAGTGGCATGGTATCGGTTGAATCTCGCGAATGGCCGCCCCTGCCGCGTCCGGAACCAGTTGCAAAAAAGCGTTTCCGCCGTGAAGTTCCGAGGTCACGAACGATCGATAGACGTGCTCAAGAATCGTTCCGTCGGTTTCGCCCGGTGCGGGGGCTTTGAAGATTTCCAAGAGCGGATGATCGATCGGCTTAAAACCACCGTCATCATCGTAATAGCCCACCTGAATCGTGGCCTTCTGGGCATTCCGCCGCATGGCTTCGATAGCCGCCATGATGAGCGGATTAAGCTCAAAAGGCTTCGCCAGTTGCCCGTAATCGTCGTCTAAAGCGTTGACTACATCGATCGACCACGCTGAGCTGGCGATTTCCGTAGTATCGGCCATGATAGCCGCTGGTGCGGCCTTCGTGAAGTATCGGGTTATCGTGTCTAGGATCGGCAAGGTTGGTTTAGAACCACTCGAAAGGTTCGGACCGGCTTAGATAGTTGAAAGCGTCGGAAGCCGCGTCAACCTGATCATCGTTTCGGCCGGTTGGAAAGTTGCAAAGTTCGTCCAGAAAATCGCGGTTCCACGGCCCACGTTCAAGCTCAACCATACCAGCTTCGCATGCCGCGGCAAAAGGCATCGCCCGCACTTCCTTCGATCCGGTTGGACGGCAAGTTACGACCGGATAGCCGCCAAGGTTGCGGATATCGTGTTCGACCTGATCAACGCCGGCCGAGCCCGGGTCTTGCGCAAGATGCTGGATCGTTTCGTGTCCGTCCATTTGGGCTATCAATCGTTGCCGGTTTCGACGTTCGGCGGGGCTTACTTGACCACGCCATGCGTCTTTAACCACGTATCGATCACCTGAACGGGAGATCCGAACCCCTGCGGTGTAATCACCGCTGCTAGGGGTTGCGGCCGTGTCCCAGCCCCGGCAAGAAATTCCATCGACTTGAGATGGTTCGACAATCCGAAACCACTCCGGCCGGAAAAACCCGCCGTCGCGAGGGCTTGGATGCTGCTGGTACAGTGCCGAAAATGCATATGATCCTATCGCCCGTTTGATTCGCTCGAAATCCTGAACGCCATATCGATCAGGCCACAAGGCTTCGCCCGGTTGCCGGCCGATCAGGTCGTTTTCCTGAGCGATGGCCGGCAAGCTAACGACATCCCATTGTTCCCCGCCGCTTTTGGCTTCTTCCAAAAGCTGGCCCGCTAAATCGAGCGAATGCCAACGGGTCATGATCAGGATGATCGCCGCCCCCGGATGCAATCGCGTGTAAAGGTCATTTTGATACCAGTCCAGAACTCGCTGGCGATATGTGGGCGATTCGGCTTCGGCCCGGCTTTTTACCGGGTCGTCGATGACTACCAGATCCGCACCGTACCCCGTGACGCCCGATCCCACCCCTACGGCATACATTCCGCCACCGTGGGTCGATCCCCACTGATTTTGCTTGTTCAGATCAGGGGCGAACGAAAATCCGAATCGATCGACAATCCGCCGAGTCTGACGTGAAAACGTGCAAGCCAAACTATGATTATAAGCCCCAATGATAACCCGCATGGATTGATTGCGAAGCAATCGATAAGCAGGGTAATGGATTGTGGCTTGTTCGCTTTTGCCGTGCCGAGGCGGCAGGAATAGCATGAGTCTTCGGCATGGCTTTTCAGGTTGCGAAACCGTGTCAAGATGCCTTCGGCACTTGACTAGATGTTTCGGATCCCATTGATGGCTAGGCGATGCCCTGCGAAGAAATGCCTCAAAACCCTTGGGGATTAACCCGATCTTGCCTTTACGTGATCTGCGGCTCTGGGTCGTCGGCATAATCCGGACCATCATCGTCAATTACTTCAATTGCACCTGTAGGCTTTCCATCAAACCGATCATAAATCGCTTGCCAAAATCGAAAATCGCCGGCTTTAGCTTTTTCGATTCCGGTCTTAATCATTTCACGCAATGCGCCGGGGTCTTCATCCTGAACATACGAATCCAAAACGGAATTCATGCTAGGACGCTTGGGGCGGCCATTAGGGTTGCCTGACTCTCCGGCCTTCCAAGGCGGACGCAATCCAGAAGTGTTTGGGTTTGGATTTGCCATGTTTTTTCGGTGTTTGTATCGGTGGTAAACCCCGATTTGACGTTCAACCGCTTAATCCCGCCTTGATCGCATCCATCACGGCCTTTTTGTTCGCCGGATTCAGCTTTGCACCGCGTCGCCCCAACCGTTGCGCCGCTGCCTTCGCTTTGATCATATTGACACGCCGTTTTGCGTTCAAGGCTTTTAGGATTCGATCCTCACGCCTGACCGATTCGATAACCTGATCGATCCGCCTAGAAGCCCTTGAGCAACGAAGGCAGACGGCTTTACCGGCCACGTCAAGCCGCTGCCCGTTGTTGCAAAGAGTGCATTCGCAAGATGGTGGGCTTTCGGCATGATTTGGTTCGGTTGTGCCGACAAGATCAATCGCCCCGCCTACTGCGGCCTTGACCCGTCGCATGGACAGGTCTTCGATTTCTTCGTCCGTAAGCGTTTCGAGCGATACTACGTGGATCATATCCTAAATTCTGTCAAGTCTTCTTGCCTTTCGCAAGTGTCTTTTTTGTGATTGCTTTAACGCCGTCAGGCGGTGCCAACTTGCGAAGGCAATGAACGCACTTTCGCGGCCTTGCTTTGCCGTCGTCGATAAACGGGCTATCTGCGACACGCATAAAGCATATCGACGTGCGAAGGAACTCAAGGCCCGGAACTTGCCGCACGGCATGCAAGATCGTTTCCCGCCCGGTCGATGAATGCCAGACGACGGGCAATTCATTTTTCATGTACAATTCGATCCGGGCGGCCTTGGCGGCCCGTTCTTTTTCGATTTCCTCGTTAGTCCTGCGTGTCATTTGATTTGCCCCTTGTAGTGCTCAGTATCTTGCGTCCATGGTTTCCCGGCGAACACTTTTGGCTTGTTGGTAAAATCAAGCATTTGTAGTTCACCGTTCCATCTTAAGCAATAGCACGGCGGTGAAACGATTCCGGCTTCAATGCATGCGTTAAGGAACTTTATCAAGTCAGGTTTAAACATATGACCGAATTCCTGATAAAATGTGTTTGGTATGTCTTCCGATTTGATTGTGTAGCTCATTTTGTCTGTCCTTTCCAGTGTTCGTCGCCTTCTTCCTTCGGCTTGCCGATGAACAGTTGCGGATCAAGCGTTCCGCCTTGGCACTCCAGCTCGCCAAGGTGTCGTTTTACATGGCACGGCGGTGAAACAAGCCCGGCTTCGATAGCGGCGTTTATATCGGCTGCGATTAAATGCCTCCATGAAATGCCAAGGTTCGTGGGCAAGTAGTGTTCAACCAACACGTCCGGCACGTCTTCCGGCTTGATTATCTCACTCATTCACCGCCCCTCTTTCGTTCTTTTAGACCCGGAAACCACCGCACCACGACTGGTTCGACGCTTTCGACAAATCTGATAACGCACCATGCCGCCAGTGGAAACAGGACAAAAGGTGCAAACAGGATTGCCAAGGGGATGGCAAGGATTGCGCCGATAACTATTTGAACGGTTTCGATCGGTCCCCTTTTTTCATTTGCCAAGGCTGCTTGTGCATCTTCCACGTCCTCCTCATCTTCCGCCCTGATTTCCGCCTCCAACTCTTTTACCCGCTTTGTCAGCCGATC